TCAGCCGCGTGACTGGCGCAACTTCACAACATTGTTGGCCGCATCTGACCTGCCGCGCGTGTATCTATCGGTGGTCACAACGTCCCTGTGCTGGGCCGCATCCCGGAGCATATAGGGGTCGGCTCCAAGGCTCTTGGCCTCAGTGACGGCACCCGCCCGCAGATCCATTAGCCTGATCTCCTTGGGGATACCTGTGTTCTTCCGCAGGCGTGCCCATGTCCTCGACCAACTGCGGGTATTGTATGGCAGGTCTGATACCGGATTGAGGATAACCGGACCTACCGCATCAACAGGGCGCAGTTCCTTTAGTCGGGCACGGATATCCGGCGTACTGGTCAGGTCAAAGATGTAGGGCTCTGTCAGGCTCTTGGAGGTCTTGGAGATCACCTTTTCAAACCGGGTGATATCTCCGTCAAACATGTCCCAAGTCAGGCCGTCCTGCCAGCGCTCTCCACCGGAGATTATGCCACCTTCGGTGTCGTCGGTCTTGAGCCACTGTCCACGCACATCAACGGCACGTAGCGCAAACTCATACTGGATCATGATACCAAGAGCGAAGTGCTTGAGACCTTCCGCATCAGCGGCCCCAATGATCGTGTAGACCTGTTCTCGGGTAGGTGCGACCTGACGTGCTGGACTGTTCTGAAACCGCATCGCGCTCAAGGTCTCCGAAACCTCGCGCGCCGCCTGTACCTTGATCGCCATCCCATACTTGGCAACCATCCGGAGCGTACTAAAGAACCGGTGACGGTAAGCAACCGTGCGACCCTTCTTCTCCATGGCTTTCTGCAGGATCTTGATCGCCTCATAGTTCATCGAGGCAATCTTGGTGTGGCCGATAACATCCTCCAATCGACGCAGTTGCTTCACATAACCCTCGCGGGTGTTCTCCTTTACATCGTGGAATGGGGAATATTCATCGGTCTGATACCGCGCGATCAGGTATTTCCATGTCGACGGGTCTACCTTGGGCTTTTCCTGCTCCTCATACCAACGAAGCATTTCCTTGGTGAGCTCACGACAGCGCAGCGCACGGGCGGGCTGGTGTTCGTCATCCTTATGGCCCGGCGGATCTAGCTTCACCGGCCCATAAGCATAGCCAGCCTTCTTGTATTTGGCTGGCGGGTTCCATTGTGGGTACTGGATTGCTGGGTTCTTCCCCACATTCCATTTGATACCCGGCGCATAGAGTGGGTCTGTACCGTCCCACAGCGCTGGTTTAAATCCTGTCAAAGTTGAACTCCTCTTCTGGTGTGTCAGCTCGTGCCTCATTGATCCTGTCCGGCACCTGACGCCGACGCTCTATCCAAGCATCAACATCGGCTTTTAGATAGGTGCCTGTGATCTTGTCGGGCCTTGGGAAACCATCGGTCTCCAACTGCGGCCTCTTTTTCCTGAAGGTTTCACGCGAGAGACCACACCGCAGAGCAGCCCAAGAAACTGAGCCGAACAGGCTGATCTCTTCCATGGTGTGGTCCTTGGGCATGTCAGGTCTCCTGCTGTAGAGCGGCGCGGATTAGCGCCTCTGCTGCGTGCCAGTCGGCAACGTCTGTTACCTCTTCGCGGTCTACTGCCTGCATAAGGGGGAGTGATGCCTCGCAAGCGGCCCTGAGCCGCGCGTTCTCGGCTTGCAGGGCGGTGAGTTGGTCGGCATCACCAAGGAAAGCGGTGAGGTGCGAGACAGCATGCCGTATTGTAGCGCAATCAATTTCAGACAACTCGCGTCCTGCTAGGCACTCGCTCTCTATTGCAATGATGACGTCTCCAAACGTCTCCACTGAAATTCTCCAGTGCTCATGGATATCACTCATCGCCCTGCGCCTCCTGTGCTATGGCCTGAAGCGCGGCTATCCACGCGGCGGAAATGGCTACAGGCTGAGTTTTGTTGTCATGCGCGAGGTGGGCCTTTACCGCTGCCAGTTTTGGAACTGTCGGGATGTAATCACCGGTCCATTCCAGCAGCACCCGCGCCGCCTCCTGCACGCTCTGGCGCGGGGCTGGGGTGCATTCGTAGCACCCGAACCCACCAACCGACCCGCAGCGCTTGCATTCATCGTCAAGGTGGCCCGGGGCTGGCTCTTTCCGAACATAGGCAACCGCGTCTTGATGGTGCTGGTTGGCAGACCAACTGCCTGTCACGCATCCATCGGGAAAGGTCGGCCATGCTGCGATTTCGTTCGGCATCTTTTCATTTAGTTCGCGGGTGTGGTGGCAACCGGCAATGTCGCAGATCCCGCAGACTTCGACAGGTGCGCTCAACGGTACGGCTTTTGATTTTGGCTGCGGGGCCGGCTCGGACTTGAGGGCGCGGTTCATCTTGATCAACTCGCGTATTTCACCCATGCATAGCGGCGCGGCGTCTGCCACTTCTGCAATCACATCGATGCGATCTAGGGTGCCTCGCGCCTCTGCCAGTTGCCCGGTCAGCGTCCGGATCTCCTCGGCCTGTTCCGCGCAGGTGCGGGCGCAGTCCTCTGCCTGTTTGGCGAGGGTGTCGCACTCGGCGGCGAGGGTGTCATATGCGCTGCCGCAAACAACCCTGCCAATCATGTAGCCATTGTCCTCACGCATAGCGCTTTGGGCATCTTCTTCGTCGCTCCAAAGCCCGATGTGCATGCCGCTTTTTGAGGTCACTACAAAAAACTCAGTAGCTACCGCCTCTGTGCTGGTGTCTTGGGTCATTGGTCACGGGCCTCCAGCATGGCGTCGGCATACATATAGGAAAGTTCTGTTTGGGCCTCGATTTCTGACTTGTTGTCAGGCCAATCCTCAAGGTTTCCAATTATGTGTGGCAATACCTGCGCCGCGAAGTAATCGCGCAGGGTCCTGCCATCATTCGCCTGCGGAAAATCTGGGCCGCCTGTGTAGGGCTTTGTCATGTCTTCGGTCATTTGGGTGCCTCCGGGGTGGTGTCGTCGCCAACAAGGCGCGATTTCATGGGCCTCAATGCCGCATAGCCAACCTCACGGATCAGGTTTGCGGCGTCGTTTCTCAGAGGCTCATCGCTGATCCACCAACGGCGAAAAAAACCGCGCCATCCTGTGCGCTCTACTGCCATGTTGTGAAGGATGTTGAGAGCCCTATCCTGCTGTTCTCTGGTCATCCATCGCCCTCCAAGGTGTCGATGTTGGTGAGGTGGGGCAGGCGGCAAACGACCTCCGCCCACCACCATTTCATCCCGCCCTCGCACTCGGCAGGGCCGACGAATGGCGTCTGGTTTGCCGTGCCAGAAGCAGGGTCACAGAAGACCTCACCGTCTAGCACCACGACGCAGTGGTTCACTCCGCGCGGGCTGTGGCCGGTCAGGATCACCGGGACGCCGGGGGCTAGGTGAGCGAAGGTGCTCAGGATAAGATCGAGGCTGTTCTCTTCTGGATAGAAACAGGTCCAAATCCCGAAGCCCTGCGGATTGAGCCATTCTCGCGCGAGGTCGACGCCAGAGCGGTCTTTATCGTCACCGTCGCAGAAGTGAGGCACGTTCTCCGGGTCCATTCCCATGACCATCGCCATGCAGGTACGGTAGCAGTCGCCCCAGCGGCCCTGATCGGGGTTGTGGCTGATGAGTTGCTTGTGGCGTTTCATGCCGGCACCTCGTTCCACTCGCGACCATCTAGGAGGCGGCCTGACTTCTTCTTACCAACCTTCATGTTGGGAGGTGGGCAATTCCCCCGCATGTCAGTGTACAGCAGCGCGTCAGAGTGCCATTCGCCCCATTGCTTGAATAGGAACGGCACTCCTGCGGCCTCGCATTGGTCGCGTAGTGACCTCGCCCAATCCGGGTGCATCGGGCGGGCGCTGTGCCCACTTTCGCCGCCGACGATGATCCAGTCGACCCAACCGCAGAGATTGACGTCGAGGCGTCCATTGATAGGCCGAGATTGTGTCGGCCAGTAGACCTGTTCTGGCGGCATCCAGAACTTGCCACGCAAGGCATCCATGTACGAATGCTCGAGGCCAGACGGGTCGGGTATCGACGTCAGATCCACTGGACCCAGAAGAGGCTCCATCGACAGGCCAACCCACGGAATACCAAACCGCGCGCTGAGGTCCAAAAGCTTTGGAACATCCCTGTTCGCTTCTTCCTGATTAACAACTGTGATCATCAGGCCGACATGCGAGGGCCAACCATCCTGCAGCCATGTCGCAGGCACCATCTTGAGGACGTTGCTGATCCGCTTGGTGAGCATCTGGATACGGGTGTTTTCTGCGGCTTCAATCTCTGCGAAAGCCTCGCGCCGCCATTCTGGATCTACAGCGTTGTCAAATACGTCTGACAAGCTGGAACAAAACACACGCGGCCAGCGACCGTGAGCAGCGTGGAATGCCTCTGCATCGCGGTTGATCTTTCGCAGTTTTGCAATCCCGCCCTTGACCTTTCTCCTTGGCGCTCCTGGCCCCCAATGCTTGCCGCCAGTAAACCGGGTGTCTCTTGCCTCCGCATAGCAGTGGTCGCAGCCGGGGCCTACCTTCTGGCAGCCCTCCCAGAAATTGACGGTGAAGTCCGTCCATTCGATTTTGGTCAAATCAGTCATCGGTCTGCTCCTTCTCCCACGGCGGGGTGTCTATGGTGGGGGGCTTGGCGTCCTTCCGGCGGATGCTGAGGCTCTGGGCGATCCCGAGGACGGTCTTTTTGGGTAGGCGGCGGGCCGGGGGCTGTAGGTGGGACTGCCCCTCGACAAAACTCTTGCGCTCAACTGGCATGGGGGTTCCTGATTAAGCCTCGATTTCGTCTACGGCTTTGGTGACGTCGTTTTCGATATCCGAGAGTTTATCTGCGAGAGCTTGCCCGTACTCTCTCCAAGCCTCGGTATCTTCGTCATCCGTTGGCTCCGAGGGGATCTCGAAATCAATCATGGATAGGCGGTTTCGTATGTCTGTGATTTCGTCTGTCAGACTTTCGAGATACTTCATTGCCATGTTGACCTCCGGTCACGCGATGAGGGCGAGGATCACCGCTGACGTCAGGAACGCTACGGTGACGATGATGATTGTGAGGCCATGGCGCCCAAGGAAGGACTATTCAGCCTCACGGGTGCGCTTCTCCTGATCCGTCATCAGATCAACTGCGCGTCGGGGATGATGATCACGCCGCGCTGGATCAGGAGCGCATGGGTCTCGGTGAGGCCATGCAGCATGCGCTCAAGCACCGCGTTCTTGTAGTGATGCTCAAGATACCTGCGGGCGTCCTGATCGATCCCATCAAGGATCGCGTGGCAGGTGGCGCAACCAAAGGCCGTGGCCATATCCGTTACCTTGGTCGAGACCCCCTTGCCCCAGACAGGCAGGTGGCAGGCGACCGTGGTTTCCGGGCCAGAGCATTTCTTGCCGGCGATGAATGAGGCGATGCGCAGGGTGCAGGGTGATCCCTCTGCTGCGCGCATGATGGCCTCAGAGCGAACCTTGGACAGGCGGTTGGGGTTATAGTGGTTCATCGTTTCCACCACCTCGGTTTCATCGTGCCATTCTGATTTCCGTCAGGATCAGTGGCGTTGGTGTCGTTCTCGATCCGGTTCAGCGCGCCGATCATCGATCCGCGTGTCACTCCAAATCGGTTGGCTAGTTGCGTTCTGTTCAGCCCCTCGTGATCTTTGAGGTGAAGGGCCTCTAGCAACGTTTCGTCTGACATTCCTCGCTGGCTCATTCGGGCTTACCTCCCAATCCGCACCATCCGGTGTCGTGATCCGGCACGCCGAAGCCCGCCGGGTTTTTGGCGACGTTTGCGACAGCCTTTTTCAGGTAGTGCTCAGAGTTCTTGGCGGGCTTGCCGCTCTTCTCGGCCTCTGCCTGCGCTAGGCAAGCGCACTCACGTTTAACCGCACTTTGGAACAGAGGATGTTCTGCAGGCAGGGGGAGCCAGCGCCACAAAATGCAATGATCCGCGCGGCACTTACCGCTCTTCCCGTCACCATGGATGCGGGCAGTGGGGCAGTCGTAGCCGCGGGCCTCTTCGGGTGTGAGAAATCCTGTCATGCCGCCCCCCGTAGGTAGTGGGCCACGAAAAGAGCGGCGGTAGCGACAGCCAGAAGGATATATGCAGGGCGGTTATGGCCGCCCCACAAATACATGAAGCCTGCGAAGGCAAATCCCCCTGATACCAGATAGGCGATGCTCCAGAGGATAATCATGCGATCACCCCCAACACATACGCAGCCACAAATGTGAGTGCCACCAAAGCAAGGATTATGCGGTTGGGTGCTGTGTCGCCCTCATTGGCACATGATCCAAGTATTGCTGCGGCCACGAGCGATATCAGAGACAACACAAGTGAGATGGCATGAAGGATGAAGGTGATCATTCTTCACCGCCTTCCTGATCGGCCTCGTTGTAGGCGTCATTCCAGCCTGCCAGCCAATCAGTGCGCTGCTGGTCATCATCCTCATAGGGACAATCACTTGCGCCCTTGCCTTGGCGGAACGCGGTGGCCCCCTCGTCGTATTCAAACGATCTTTCCGGGGTGCCACCGCCCTCTTGGCTCTCCTGCTCGACAGGGGCCGCCTCCTCGTCAGCGGGGAGGATTTCGCCGTCGAGGGTGTTGGGAACTTCTTCGGGGGTGACGTCTTCGGCGGGCGCGGCTTGCTGGCGGGCGTTGCGCGCCATGGCTGCGAAGCCATCTTGTTTCGGCTCCGGGGTCACGTCGCGCATCGGCTTCATGTCCTCCACCTCGTCAGCGGAGTATGCGCCCATGATTACGTCGGAGCGGTAGCGACGAGCCCAACCACGGCCCGCAGCATATGCAAGCTGGGAGTCGGGATCGTTGTGCCAAAGTGGGCTGTTCTTGATGGTGATTTGGTCGAGCGTCATAGTCTCGAACTCAAGAACATCCCCATCGACCTCAGCATAAGCGATGCACTTGCGGTCTCCGGTCGCGGTGCGCGCTGCGATCTGATTTCCTTTGGCGGATTTCACCGGCTTATCGAGGATGGTGATTTTCCCCTCGTAGCGGTAGCGCAGTTTGACGCCGGCGTTTTTCAGAGCGGCGGTGAAGACCTTGGCCTGATAGCCAATAGGGCCGCCGGATTTGGCCTGATATGTCTCCATGGCCAGTGCAAAGGGATCAAAGCCCCAATGCGTGGCACGCATCGTCACCGCCATGCAGAGAGCGGGCTTGTTCTGGAGGTGCTGCGGGAGCATTTCGCCCGCCTTGCACATCACCTCAGAGAATTTCACTACGGCCCCAAGATCCTTGAAATTGTAGGAGCCAAGGCCAGGATCAAAAGACTGCACGTCCGCGACCTGCTGGGCCATGCGTTGGGTGGGGGTCAACTCATTGCTGCTCATGGGGCAACTCCTGCTGTCTGCATTTCATCAAGGATTTGCTGGCGCTTCTCATCGGACCAATGGAAGTAACCGGGCTGCTCACCCGGCTCTGGCCAGTAGCCAGCGTCCAGACATTCTTTGAACCGGCGAAGGCTCTTGTGGTTGTGGAAGGTGCCGAAGGAGATTTCTTCCTCACCGATCTCAATTGGGATGCAAAAGTGCGGGCGGCGGTCACTCTGGAAGAGGAGGCCCGCTGCGTTCGGCTGGTGGCGGGTCAGGATCTCGAAACCCTCACATGCAAAGGCGATTTGCATGTCGTAGCGGTGCTTCTCGATCGCGCGGTAGCACAGGGCATGATCGAAGGGCTGACCCTGTGGTGAGATCTTCTTGTAATCTCCCACGAAACCATCAAAGGCCACCTGATCTGGGCGGGACAGGCACCAGATGCCGGTGCCCTGATCCTGCCACGCCATCGTGACCTCTGGGATGCCGCCAAGGATTGCTGCTGCGGCCGGGTCGCGCTGGAGGCCCTTGCCCATGTCCTGAATAAGCTGGAACTGGCTTTCCGTGATCTGGTCACGGGGATCGTTGTCAGCCTCTTTCCAGAAGGACATGGACGTCATCGCCGACTTGGAGCCACGGCCCTCCTTGATCGCGGCCAGCTGCTGGCGCGTTGGACGGTTGGGGCGATTGTCGGGAAGCACATAAAAATGCTCCTCCACCTCATCGGCGCCACCCTCGATGTAGGCAGCCATGGCGCGCCCAAGGCGCAGCGCATCGGTGTCCTCGCGCGTGAACTTGTCAGGATCTGTGTTCAGGTCGTGGAATGCCCAGACTTCAGCCGGGTATCCCAGCTTTATACGGCGCAGCACACCACTGGTGACGCTTACACCCTCGCAGCACTGGCTGTGGTGGACGTCCAGAGGGATGTTGTAGAAACCGGGCTCCGAGATCTTCTCTCCCGGTTCAAGGGTGCGGATCTCGATGCTCATAGCGCCCCTCGCTTTTTCAGCCAGTAGCGAGAGGAGAACTTGGTGTCCTCGTCCAAGTCGCTCTTGTTAACGATCCAATCGAGATAGTCGGTTGGAGCTTCTGAGTATTTCATGCCCTTGTGCTTGCCGAACCGTAGGGTCGTGAGCAGTGCAGGATACTCAGAGATTTGCACCAGCTCTTCCGGCGTCTTGTGCTTCAACAGCTCAAGAAGGATGTGGGCCGTCACATAAGCATCGGGCAGAGCGCGGTGCGGAGGCTGGGCCGCATCTCGATCAAAGCTGGGGTGGATGTTGTCGATGCCAAGCCAGTAACGGAGCGCTTGGTTTCCGTGGCTCGGTGCGTCTGGCCAGACGACAAGGGCGGATTTGTAGGTGCAGATCCATTTGCGACCATTGCCATCGTGGAAATACTGCTCAAACTTCGCGTTGTGCGCAGCAACGTAGTCCTCAGAGCGGCATCCGTCCCAGAATGGTTGCCAAACCTGACCCGGCGGAGGAGCGTCTGCCACATCTGTGTCGGTGATGTGGTGTACGGCCATCGTGACAGGAGGGATCGGTTCAGACGGTTTTGCCAAGGCCCTGAAAGGGTTTACAATACCGAGAGTGTCTAGATCGACGTCGACACGCCCGAACTCGATGACCTGCGCGTTTTCATCTTCTTGTGTACCGGTGGTCTCATAGTCGATGACCCGGATGATTTTTGCCTCAGTTAAATCCATCAGGCCGCCACCTTCACGTGAGGGATCTCGCCGTCGATCATCATGTCGATCAGGTGTTCATAGGACCGGGGCTTGGCTGCTGTGATCGCGGCCACAATCTCAGCGGTGATAGCCTTGCGATGCTCGGCATCGGCCTTGCGCTGGGCCTCCGCCTCCTCGGCTTCGCGCTTCTCGTCAGCGATGCGCTTGCGCTCTGCGGCTGCGGCTTCCAATTCACGGGCCTTGGCGGCTTCAAGCTCCTGCTTGTGCCGCTCCTCAGCTTCTTCCTTTTCACGGGCAAGGCGCTCCTCACGGGCTTTGGCTGCCGCCTCTGCCTCCTCGCGAGCCTTCTGCTCGGCGTCGGCCTTCTCCTTGGCGCGCTGTTCCTCTGCCGCCTTGGCTGCGGCTTCCTCTGCAGCTTTGGCCGCCTCTTCGGCCTCTTTGGCCTCGCGCTCTGCCTTTTCCTTGCGAAGCTCCTCCAGCTCACGCTCCTGAGCCTCGCGCTGCTCCGCTATGCCCAAGTCAGATTTGAACTTGGTCAGAGCCGCCGCCTTCTGTTCGCGCGCGTCACCTTCGAATTCTTCCCAGCTGTCATTGATCTCGACAGCCTCGATGCGCTCGATCAGTGCTTTAAGCTCAAAGCTAGGGGCGTGGCTGTCCAGCTGCTCCAGATCAAACTGATCGAGCGCCCGCATGTGCTTTGCCTGCCGGTCGGCTTCTTTCTGTTCATAGTCGTCGGCGGGCTTCTTGATCTTGTCGCGTAGGGCGTCCAGACGATCCACTGCGACCTTGCCGCGCGCGTTCACCTCGGCAGTTTTCTGACGCCATTCCTCGGTGATGCTCTTGCGGACGTCTTCCAGCACGGTCTTTGACTTCGACACTTTGGAAGCGAAGGAGCGCGCAGCTTTGCGGCCCTTGGCGGTCGAAACGTCATGTTCAACCTTTCCGGCTTCGGCTTCGATCTTGGAGACAAGCTCCTCAATGCCGCCATCGCGCTTGAAATACGCCGGCAACTCTTCCTTGGAGGGGAGGGTGATCAGGTCTGTTCCAGTTTCTTCGGCCATGTGGTCCTCATCAGATAAAGGGGCCGGCAGGTGGCGGTGTGAATGCGCCGTGAGTGATGGGCTTTAACCACCTGCCGACAGTTGCGCGCCGCGGGACAGTGAGGCTGCCCCCACAGGGGAAGGGGCATGCAGCGCGAGTTCAGACAAAGCTCCCCCGGCACCTCCCGAGGGAGGAGTGTTCGTTCAGCGCTGGGGGAGAGTTGGGCGCGGGCCTTCCGCAAGGCTCAATGGGTCAAGCCACCCGCACCAATTCGGTGCTACGACAGGGCGTAGAAAATCAGGTCAAACAGGGCGAAGAACGCGCGCAGGATCATCGGCAGGAGCAAGAGGATCGCCGCAACGAGCAGCGCCACCAGCAAAATTCCCAGAACCCGGGCGATGTTATCCGCCTTAATGGTGTCCTCGTTGAGATCACCAAACGCCTGCGACAAACGACCAAGGGTCATCGGGTCATCAGACTGTGCAAGGCCCCGTGCCTGATCAATAATCGGTGTCTTCACATCCATAGTCTCGCTCCTGCATGAGGCGGTCCGCCGTTTCCTGAGCGGCCCGCTCCTTCGCCACGCTGTCGTCTGGTACGGACAGCTCTCGTCCCTTCTTGCAGGTGCACGCCACAGACACATGGCCCTCGGCCCAAGGGTATCCGGCCATCCTGTGCCCGTTCCCTTCGTACTTCAGTCCAGTGTCCTTGCAGTCGCGACAGGCATAATTTGGGTATTTGGCCTGTTGTTCCGGCATGGGCGTCACCTTGTTGATGACACCCAAACTATAGTTATAAAACTATCGCCGCAAGTCCTAAAATAGTGGTGAAACTAGAAAACTGATAACCAGCCCACTGTATGGGGCACACTGTCAATCAGCCCCACCTCGCTGTGTTCACGTACATCGAAGCCAAAGCGACGGAATATTTTGTATATTTTTGAGGGCATTAGAGCTATCAGTTCTCGACCGCCTAGTTCTTCAGCGGTCGAAGCAGTGCGCGTAACGATTTCTCTCTGAACATGCATCTGCTGTTTCATCGGCAGAGATCTGTCCACAAAAAATCTCGTTGCTTCAAACAGTTGAGGGTCAAGCGGCAGGTTCGGCGGAAGCATGCTGATTGGGATGCCTGAAATAAGACCCAACTGAGCATCCCTCAGCATGTAACTACATCCGCCATAACTTGGGGCATCGGTTCGTAGTAGCCGAGAACCACCAATGCAACGGCCATTATCATCCGTCACGATGATCCAGCGTGCACCTGGTCGATCGTACCAGTCGAACTCAACACCCTCTATGTGGGGGAGATCCCAGCCCTTGTGATCGACAAACTCAGCCTTCCGAAGTGACCAATATTCAGACCATACAGACCCGATGGTTAGCGCCTCGGTGAAGCTGACTGCGAAAGACTTCATGAAAATACTCCTTGCTCATGTGGCGTGGAGTATCTGGTGAAACTATACTTGCCGAAATGCCCATCTTACACAGGCATGACATGCTCACTCGTTTCGAAGTATCCGCAGAAGTTGAGCATCAGAATTTGCTCCATATTTCTGAAATAGCCTCTTTTTGGCTGACTTAACTCCGTCAACTGAAATTCCCAATATATCGGCTATCTGGTTGTACTGAAGGCCTACACCTAGCAAGTCCACCAATCCTTGTTGTGAACTTGTCAAAGGTTCAATCATGTCAGATGAGCTAATTGCCAGTCGCCTGATGCTCTCCTGGACGAATTGCAAGTCACCTTTGGAAAGGCTTCCGTCATGGACTGAGCTGACAACATATCCATTGAGCGAAAAAGCAAACCCCTCGTTCATCCCATAGTCTTCAGCGGCATTCATCACCGGGCTCTTCCTCATGCGCCGCTTGATCTCGGTCCAGCGAATGGGTGCTGTGCCAGCTAATGCGCAGAATGGCAGGGGGTCGAGATTGAAAAATCCATTTTCGAAATAGTGGTTTTGCCAATCCTCACGAAAGGTGGAAGTGAATTGTGGTTCACTACCGTGAAAACCCTTTCCTATTGCGTACTTAGAAAAACCAAGTTTCTCTAGCTCTGCACCAATAGATTGCAAAGTTGTAGACACGTCAAATTCTCCTTGTTACAAATTTTGCACCCGTGGGGGTTCATTTGATAGTGTGGGAATAGTTTAAGAACTACAAGGAAAAAGTTATGCCAAAGCGGGTTCAACTGCTCCGGACAGCCGGGCAGATACATAGAAAGAAGGGTGATGAGGGGCTAGCCGAGGCGGTTAGCTTGCTAGCACAGCTTCTAGAACCCGAAGTGCCTGCGGTAGTTTCGAATCATCAGCCCCAGCAATCAGAGCAATGATCTTCGCGCGAGGGTTTTCCTCGCCCTCAAGGAAAAGCTGGGACGGGTTGATATCCAGCATCTTTGCCCACACCGATAGAGCTTCAAGTGGTATCGCCCACTTAAACTTCTCCGCTTGGTAGTAGTAAGACCCGTGGCGATCGATTGCCTCGGATAGCTCGGTTTTCTTGATCTTTTTGGCTACCCGCGCTGCTTCAATGGTCTCCCATTGGTGCAGGGTTTCGGCTGATGCTGGTGTCTGTTGCTTTGTCATAGCTGCATTTTAGTCTGAAAACTATTGGTGAGCAATAACAGGAATTTAGCACCCGTGGGGGTGCAAATGTGCTGCGCAATAGTGTCACCACTATTGCAAAAGGATAGTTGTGAAACTACGAATGGGGTAAACAGGCAAGGAAATCCCCATGTGGCGAGAGTTCGAAGTACCCCCCACGGCAGATGCGATTCGCGAAGCGGCAAAAAAGGCCCTGCCGGAAGTTCTGGAAAAGACCGGTCTGAAGAAAACCAAACTTAGTGTTCGACTATTCGACTGTCCGTCAGCGCTCACTCGGTTCTTGAACGGGGGCAAGTTCGAGCATGAACGGCTTCGCATCCTCGTGGAAGGGTTTGACGATTATCTCGGCGTCTCGCCGGAGGATGATGAGCAGGCGGGCTGATGTATGTCAGTCGCAGGGGAACTTAGCTCGCATCGCGTTGGCAAACACGCTCGGAAGCGTGCGGTTTTGGGCCATTTCGTTCCAAGACAGGTAGTCACGGAAGGCTTTGTTGACCTGTGCAGCAACTGTTCCGTCAGGGATGCAGTAGCCAAGGGAGCTTGCTACCGAATTGCCAATCTCTTGCCAGCTCGCATCTGCGTTCAGCTTATAGTGGGTGGCATACGAGCCGAAGTAAATCCCAGTGCTGAGGCCTTCAGCCAAAGCATCACAATATGCGCGGGATGGCTCGTGATTGGCATAGTCGGTCACACAAGCGCTGTAGACATCTCTTCCTTTAAGTTCTCGGCTTTCTGCGCCGATTGGCACCGCCAGCACCAGCGCCGCTGCCATCATCAATCCCCGCATAACAATCTCCCTTGTCCAATGTGGGCAGTCTGCGCGGGTTTTCCGAATTTCTCAACATCAGGAGTAGCGGCATGACCGACAAGCGCGGTGCCGGATGGGCGGCGATCAGTAAAATTGTGAGCCAACTGCCTGATGAGCCTCTTGTCGACGGCGAGGCGATCTATCGCAAGATGCGCGCGGCTCTCAACTTGGATCCTCCGCAATCGCAACCACGGCGAGTTGGTGTAGCGTTTCAAATTCAGCTGAGCCCTCTTCGAATTGAGATGCTGCTGTTGCGTAAATTGACGCCGCTTCACTCTTCGTCAGACGGCCTTTCAACTGAAGGAAAGCAACCAGCGCTGTGCATAGCTCAAGTGCGGCGCGTCCGGCCTGCAGGTCGTGTTGTGTCAATGTTCCAATCCTTTTTCGGGCGGGGCTGAGAGATGCCCCTGCGCCTGAATAGCAGATTTCACGGGCAGCGGTTCGTTCCATCCGCTGAGAGGGCCTACCGGGGCGCGGGCTTGTCCGTGAGAGCGCCCCACAATCCACACAAAACAGGAGGCCACCATGGCATCTGAAGGCAAGGAAGTGCGCTTAGCGCATGATGGACCAAGCGTTAGTCATGACGAACTGATTGGGCAACTCGAAGCCCGCATTCGTGAGGAAATGGAGCGCAAGTCCGACGCCGGCGAATCTGGTGCGAAACTCAAAGAGTTTTTGGACGAGACCGGTCTGAACGGGCAGGCGGTGGGATGGGCCAAGTCCATCCTCAAAAAGCTCGGCAAGAAGAACGGCCAACAGAAGGCCATGGATATTGTCCGCTCGTTGGAAGTGCTTACGCCAATGGTGAAAAATCATGTTGGTGGCCAAGGGACGAGCGAAATGGATCTTCCCAACCCCAATGAGGAGCCAGAGCAGGACAAGCCGAAGAAGGCCAAGCCTGCGGGCAAGAACAAGCCCAAGAACGAACCGGCCACCATTCCGGCGGAAGAGCAGCCCGAAGACGCTGAAACCGCCGAGTTCAACGCCGAGGTTGATGACGCGATGGGCGAAGGGGATGCGGTTGAGCCGTTCGATCCTGATGCCGAAACCCCCATTGATTTCGGTGGGGAGGATAACGCGGCATGAGCAACGTTTTCTATGGAACCAAGTGCATCAAAGCGCAGGCGATGACCCGGCTGGAATACTGCCACTATCGCGGGTGGGCTGTGCCTGCTGGCGAAGATGGGTCTGACGCTGGCTATTTGGTCGAATATGTCGACGGCGGCGCGCCCAACCACCCCGATCATGACGGCTATATCAGCTGGTCGCCTGCTGATGTGTTCGATCGGGCATATCAACCTTCCGGCTCCATGAACTTTGGCCATGCGCTGATGGCGATCAAAGATGGCCACAAGGTCGCGCGCTCCGGCTGGAACGGAAAAGGCATGTGGATCGCCTATACGCCCGGTTCTGATTTCCCGGCAGCGGCAGCGCGTCCCGGCCATGCTGCAAAGCATCGCGCCGAAGAGGTCGGCATGGGTGGCGTTGTGTTCCTGTTACCTCACATCGACATGCGCGCAGCGGACGGCTCCATGGTCATCGGCTGGTTGGCCTCTCAGACCGACATGTTGGCCGAGGACTGGATGATTGTGGAGGGATCGGCATGAGCGGTTTCGTCACAGACAACCCCGCCCAGCGTATCGCAGCAATGGAAAGCGCGAAGAAGTTTGAGCGTGAGCAGATCGTGAAGATGAAGGCCAAGCAAGCCGAGGAAGAGGTGTTCTTGGGCCTCTCCGTTCGTGCGCGTCTGCTGTCCACCACAGCGCTCCATTGGGTCGCGTGATGCAGATCCTCGCGATGGATGTTGCCACAAACACAGGATGTTGCGTCGGGTCTCCCGGCGCAATCCCCCGCGCATGGACTGTCAACCTTGGTGAGCCGCCCCAAGGTGGGCGTATGACCAAGGAGGACAAGGAGCGGCTGGATGCACTGCGGTTCTCCAATGTGCTGCAGCTGACCCATGGCCTTATCGCCAAAAACGAGCCGGATTTGATCGTGATCGAGGCTCCCATTGGTGGGCGAGAGGCCAATGCCTACCTGATTGGGCTTGTAGCCTGCATCCGGGGATGTGCCGCCAACCGCGGCGTCAAGTGCATCACCTCCCATGAGAGCACGGTGCGAAAGCATTTCCTCGGGAAAGCCTATAGAGCCGCCGATTTCCCAACCCTCAGAAAAGCCGAGGCCAAAAAGGCCATCAAGCGGCTGGTCGCGCAGCGCTGCCGATCCCTCAAGTGGGATCCTGAGACGCTGGACGAGGCCGACGCTATGGCGCTCTGGGATTGGGCCTGCGCAACGCAGGTGAAGGGGTTCCAAGCGGCTCCTGTCGGGGGTCTGTTCACATGAAGCCCACACACGCCATGCAACGCGCCCTAGAGCGCTGTCCAGGTATCTGCCCGGGGGTTCTGATCCGTCGCGTCACCGCCGCAGTGCTGAACCGCGACGATAGCCGAGGCATCAAGTTCGTGGGCCGGATCCGCCACGAAGAGTTTCTGGGCCTGTACCATTTCCGACTGCCTGACGGGGCGGCACGCTATGCGATCTGCTGCTGCGCCTCCGGGTTGGTCGTCACGTTTCTGCTGCCGGGTCAGGAGATCACGGTGTGCCGTGGCCGATTCCTTCTGGGGAATTACGGCCTTGAGAAAATCACAAAATCAAAAACTAAGGAGTTCGAGCGATGAGAGAACACGTTTCAAGTACGATAGGCGGAGCGATGGCGGCCAAGCTCGGGCCGCAACTTACCGATGCCGAGTTCAGGGTGCTGATGGTAATGGCGGATTGCCCAGCGGGTGATCGGTTTGCAGCTGATCTAGAAACCTTCGTTCAGAGCGGCATGGCAGAGAAAGATGCGAAGAGGGCAATCTCCACGCTGGCGATGCAGCGGGAGTTCATCAACGATCTGGCCGAGACGCAGTTTTTCGTTTTTGAAAACTACCGCGTTGAGTGGAGGTTCTATCAATGAGCCTTCACAGTTTTGATCCAGTCATCGCTGAAAAAGTCGGCGCGAATGCTGCGGTGGTGTACCAGAACATAGTGTTCTGGGCAGAGCACAACATGAACAATCGAAACAAGAAGCATGGCCGAGAGTATTGGCATGATGGCTACTGGTGGACGTTCAACAGTCGTAGCGCTTTTTCGGAGCAATTTTCGTATCTTACGGCTGATCAGATCAGAACGGCTTTAGATAAGCTGGTAAGCGTCGGGTTGCTGAAAAAGGGCAACTACAACAAAGCAGGTTTCGATAAAACGAACTGGTATGCCCCTGCGATTTCTACCGAATGGCCCGTTGGGGAAAAAACCCCAACGGATGGGGGATCTGACCCCAACCCATTGGGGAAAAAACCCCAACCAATACCAGATAGTAAACCAGATACTAAAACAGATAATAAAAACGCGCGTGGCCGCGCTGATGATCTTTTCTCAGCAAATGATGAAGCGGATGAAAAGCCGAAAGCCGATGAGGATCTGTCTCAAGGCTTCGAAGAAATCTGGAAGGCGTTCCCCCGCAAACCGAACATGCCGGGCAAGGATGTTTGCAAGCGAGAGTACAAACGGGTTCTGAAGAAGGTTTCGCATGCTGAGCTCATGCGGGCAGTGCGTGCCTACGCCAAGAGCCGAGAAAACGAAGATCCGAAGTTCCATTCAAGGCTATCGAAGTGGTTGCGTGACGGAAATTACGAGGGCTTCCTGACCGGTCCAGAATACCGCTGGGATGATCTTCGCCCTGCACAGCAAACCGCGCTGGCTGATGGCCGTTGCCCGCCCTCGATGCTGGAGAACGGTGAGCCTAACGCTGTTGCGGCCCACTGGCTGGCCAAGATGCGGAGGGCGTCATGAGTTCTCCACAAAACCACCTTTGGCGCGGTGTTGATCTTCGCGCTTTGGTCAACAGCGGCCACACCAATCGTGAGATCGCGGAAATGGTTGGCGCCACCCCCGTCCATGTGCGTGTAGCGATCAACCGCGCGGGCCTGAACAGCGTGATCCCAAACCCTGAGACGGTTCGTGAGCGGGCCGAGGGCATGAAGCCTCTGGATGCTGCGAATTACCTGCTGGGTGTTCTGGAGCAATGGCTACCCGCGCTGAATGGCACCAATCACGAGGTCGATGGCTGGGGCGTGGATATGACGCCGCTGGAGCGGCTTGTGCTGGTTGTGATGGTCGATGCGGCTCCAAACATGATCAGCCGCGATCAGATCATGGATTGCCTCTACGCGACACGCTCCGATGACGAGGTTCCGCAGTCGAAGATCGTAGATGTTGCGGTGTCGCGGCTTCGGAAGAAACTGCCTGCGCGGCGTGGTGAAATCCTGACCGTGTTTGGTCGAGGCTACAAATTCGAGAGGCCAGCATGAATACTCAGGCGGCTATTTCCGCAGCTACTCAATCCCCTGAATTGGAACAGCAATTGCTTGGGGCGGTACTGTCCAACAATGACCGCTATCACGAGGTCAGCGCGATTGTCCGTGTGGAGCATTTTTTTGAGCATACGCACGCCGCGATCTGGAAAAACATCGCTGCGCGCATCGAGCGCGATCATGTGGTTACGCCGGTCACGCTGGCATCGGATCTTGCTGCGAATGAAGCGCTGCAATCTCTGGGCGGGGCCCGGTATCTGCTAAATCTGGTAGCGGGTAGTACGGCGGGGTTTGCCGCCAAAGACTACGCGATTGATCTAGCTGAAATGTATCAGCGCCGCACTCTAGCTGGGCGGTTTGAGCAACTGGCAGAAGATCTGCGCACCGGTCGCGCCGCAGATGATGCGGCCGCAGAGGTCGAGCTGATGATGATGGAGCGGGCGGAGCTATCAGCTGAGCCGCGCACCATGTCGTTCATGAAGGCGCAGATGAACGCGATCGAGACCATGCACCAGATCAAGAAAGGGGATCAGATCGGCGTTCCCACTGGCCTCCGCACCTTGGATGACATGGTTTCCCTTGCTCCCAAGCGATACACGCTCCTGGGCGGCTCAACATCAATGGGCAAGTCGGCATTGGCTCTGCACATCGCCCATTCTGCGGCGCGCGAGGGCTTTGGTGTCGGGTTTGTGACCCTTGAGATGCCGGAGGAGGATCTTGCCAATCGGATCAACTCAACCGAATCCGGTCTGGCCTACAACACCTATGACCGTCCTATGTCCGATCAGTCGTTCCGGCAGGTGATAGAGGCGGCGGAGCGCCTGCAAGGTCTGCCGATAGAGATCTTTTCAGAGCGCGTGCGGGACGTGCCGGCCATTCTGTCCGAGGGCAAGAAGATCGCCCGCAAGATGCAGCCAAACGGCAAGTTCAAGGGCTTCAAGCTGCTGGTAATCGATTACATCCAACTTGTGCGGGGCAGGGGCTCCAATAGCTTCGAGAGCCTGTCGCAGGTCGCCAATGACCTGAAACAGGTGGCCAAGCAACTGGACGTGCATGTGCTGGCACTTGCACAGGTCGACCGCCAGCTAGGCAAGCTCGACAAATGGGACCAGTGGCCGCAGGCCCGCCCAAGCCTCGCTCATCTTCGCGGCTCCGGGGATCTCGAGAACGCACCAGACAACGTGATGTTTGTGTTCCGGCCCCAGTACTTCCTGACACCGCCACGGTGCACGCCCCCAAGCGATCCATCTGACAGGGCGGATTGGGAAAGCGAATACGACCAATGGAAGGGGAAGGCTGAGATAATCATCGGCAAGGCGCGCATGGGCGAGATTGGTTCCGTGACCGTGGGCTGTGACCTATCCGTGAACCGCTTCTGGGATCTGGATGACGGGCAGGAAAGGATCGCGTTCTGATGAATGACCTCAGCGATGAAAATCTCAACCGCTCTATCCCATCACCTGATGAGGTGGAAAAGGCGAAAACTCAATCGGGAGGCTGGAAGCGCGAGACCCTGCAGAATTGGGGAGTGTCTTGGCCACCTCCGAAGGGATGGCGCGCGCGTCTCAAAGAGCAATGGGAGCACTCGAAGTGACCACGCTTGAACAGGCCAACCGGATCAAAGCGCGCTTGCGGGCCTGCACCACCGTCGAAGAGGTCGAGCAGGTGGCAACAGAGGAGCGGGAAACCGTGACGCTGTGGAATGCCGCCGAGGAGGGCACCACCGAGCACGTCATGTCGCTCCACATCATCAACCTAAAGAAATACATGATCGAGGATCTATCATCATGATGAACCGTAGAGGGCTGCTAAGGATGCTGGGCAGCGGTGTAGCAGCAAGCGCAACCGTCAACCCGAAAGAGATTGTTGCTGAAGCCATGTCAAAAAGCGGGCTGGCCGCTGGTGTTGCTGGTCTTGGTAATGATCCGTCAGGTGAGGTCGCAATGTGCGGTCCAACGCATGACCCCGTGGATGACCTTCTCAGCTCGTTTTGGGATCACAACGAGGCCCGGCATCAGGCCGCAAGCCTCATGCCTGCGCACATCGCCTGCAAGAAGTCGTGGTCGCCCGCTTTCAAGCAATCCGAAGCCTTCAAAGAGTACAAGGCGCTGATTGATGCGCGTCGTCACCTTGAGCGCAACAGATCCATTGCTGAGAAGATCGCGAAGAAGTTGGGTTTAGGCATCGCCAAGTAGACGCCAGATCGATCAAGGGGAAGTTATGTTAAAGTCAGCAATGAGTTGGTTGAAGCGGGTCATGAATGCTAAAATACGCATGAGCTTTGTGACGGTGATCATTTTTGGCGTTCGAGTTCCAATACCGATACCCATTCATATTGATTGGGATGATGATGTGGTTTGGGCCGTTGTTATATCGATGCTCTTAGTGATCGTCGTTCTGTCAGTTTTTGGGGATCGGATAGAGGTTTAAGTAAGGAGTTAGAACATTGAGTAATTACTTGGTGGAGCTGGAGAATTACCCTCATGGCGGGGACGTGGTCTACAAAAGCGATGAGGTGATTGGAACTTACACTTGTGATGAAAATGATTACCACGAATTCACGCCGTACCGATCGAAGCAAGCGATTTTTGGTGGATACCATCTCGGGCCGTTCTGTGGTGACATAGCCAAGTGGCAGCAAAAGCGTGAATCCAGCTAAGGAGCAAGGCATGGGATTGGCGGAAGATATGGAAGCCGAATACCGCGAACGTGAGGGCTGGGAGGGCGATTACAATGGCGAGGAGTGCTCTCAGTGTGGGCGACTCCGGGTGATGCTCTGCAACAACGGAAAGCGTGTGTGCGAGAAGTGCCGTTGGTCGCCGGAGCTCGACGGTTACGTGTCGCGTGAGTTTGTCTAACAAAGCAGCGAGGCATGGATTAGTTAGCCCTGCGCTTCGATCTGAAGTCAGTTCATTTCCGATTTTTCACCTACACGTAGGTCAGGAATCGCAAACCGCCTTCCCCTCGGTTGCCGGGGGAGCGTCCAGAGGTCGAGCCATACCGTACCACAATAGGCCAGCGCCGCTATAGGATCACGCTCGAAGGGTAGTGCGCACCACACCACCAGACGCACACAGAGGGGGCCTTGCGCCCCCTTTCGCTTGTCCAGGGTGTGGATTGAGCGCGGGATAGGTCAGCGGGGCCATTGTTCGGCTCAGGCATCCTTTCCGCCCGATCATCCGCCTAGCAGGCTTGCCATTCGCAGGACAGGCCGCCTGTTCTCCTTTACGGGCTGCGATACCCGCCGCGCTCGTCGCTTTCATACCACACGGCACGGCAGCGCTCTAGTCCTCCCACGTCCTGCGCAGCATTACCCGGATCCCGTGCTGGAGCGTCACCATCTGACCGGGCTTTAGTTCGGTGTCGTCATAAATCGGCTTTGCCCCGGCAAAGTGTGGGGCAGTGGTATCAGACACAATCCGTTCGTTCTCATCACGCACCACCACTCTAAACTCCGTCGCCATCGCTCAACGTCCTCTTGCCTCTGGTCTAGCCATATGGGCGCAAATAGCGCATAGGTAGGGAAAACAACAACAATCGAGCCAACCACCTTCCGCGCAAGAACAGGAACCTTGCGCGATGCAAACCCAAAGATGGATCAGAGACGCACAGGCGCGCGGCTGGCGTGTGTCGTGGGTCCGTGGAAAGTCCCTGCACATAGCCTGTGACAAGCAAGGCTGTCCGGGCTGCAAGACACTCCCCTTAGACAATCTCGGCCCGGTGCCTGAGCCGTGCGAACTGCCGCACAAGGGCCAAGTCGCCGCGCCTGTCTTCGATGAATACGAAACCTTGGTGGAAGAGCTGCGCCGCAGGCGTCGCCAGTTGGGTCTGGATCAAGGCGACCTCGGCAACGCAATGGGCGTGGCAGATGGGTACGTGAACAAGCTGGAGGCCTTCGCCCGTGTTCCCACGTTCCCCACGCTCCAGCTATGGGCGGCCTCTCTGGGGCTCCACCTCACCACAAGCGCCGCTCCCCTCCCCAACGCCACAATCCGCGCAATAGAGCAACGCGCTGCAAAGCCATACGCACCCGAACAAGCACGGTTCAAACATGACAGATAACCCCCAACACCTCACATCTACCACTGAGGAGGAGGGCGCAGCCCTTCCCCCCGCCCAGATCACATTCGAAGGCCTCAATCTCCACCCACAGACAATAAGGGCACTAGAGGCAATGGCATATGAGGGCTTGTCCCTCCACCTCGCTGCCAAGAAAGAAAACATCAGGCCGGACAACTTCACACGTGCATTTAACCGCCCAGAGGTCCGGCGCGTGTATAATCAAATAGTTAAGGCCATTAAGGACAACGCAGCTACTCAGGCATATGTCCGAAACGTCAACCTAGCTCAGTCCTCAAATAGTGACCACGTGCGCGCAGACCTAAACAAGTGGATTGCGGGCGTTGACGGTATCGCGGCAGTGAAAAGGGTCGAGGGCAAAATGCACCATACCCATGCATTCGGGGGCTTCGAGTATGACGAGCCCGAGGCCGTGGATATCACCCCAGAAGAGGGGGGAAGTGATATCCAATCACTTGCCGATAGTGAGCAAGCCACTGATGAATAACGATATTAAAACAGTGTCGTATCATCGGACACGTTGCGACACCTCAGATCCTAGCGGCGATGGGGTAGGCGGCACCGATCAGGCACCCGACACCCCCACCCCCTTTGCCACCTCGATCACGGAGGCCGGCCCCCAAAAAACGCCGCGCGCAGATGTCCATCCATGCCCTCGCTCACACCACTGTCCAAAAATGGTTGAGAATTTTTTCCCATCAAAACCGCTGATAGGTGCTGACGTGCGAGTGTTTGTTCTGGTTTTGGCGTTATTGGTGTCGAAATATGCGGGGTTAGTATCTGGTGGAGTAGAACAATCGTTCCGATCCGGTGCGATATTTGCCGAAGATGTGGAGATTTCGCGATGAATGCGCCGGTCAAGAAGAACACTTTCAAGTATGTGCCTGACGGTAAGGTGATCACTGGATTTTTTTGGGATCGGTCGCCGGTCTCGATCATTCAGGGTCCCGTGGGGTCTGGGACGTCGACGGCGTGCTGCCACAAGATGTGGAAGATCTCCCTTGAGCAAGAGCCCGATGCGACGGGCGTGCGTCGGACGCGGTGGCTGATCGTTCGGAACACCTACAACGACCTGAAAGAGACCACGATTAAGACGTGGAAATATTGGTTTGAGGAGAAGGCGCGGGGGCTCTTTGGTGAGCTTAAAATGACGAACCCGCCAAACCATCATATCCGGTGGGATAAGCCTGATGGGACGATTGTTGACGCCGAATTTATCTTTTTGGCGCTCGATCAGGAGGAAGACGTCCGGAAACTGCTTTCGCTTGAGTGTACCGGGATTTGGTTCAACGAGGCGCAGTTCACCGAGAAGAAGGTTTTCGACACCGCACACGCGCGCGCAATGCAGGGGCGATATCCTCCCAAACTGGATGGTGGGCCGACTTGGAAGGGCGTGATCTGCGATTTGAACGCGCCACCGGAAGGGCACTGGATACCCTATATGCGTGGTGATGTGCCACTTCCCGATGAATGGGATGATGATGACCGGCGCGAATATACTGAAGTCGGTGGTTGGGAGTTCTTCGTTCAGCCTCCTGGACTGCTGGAGGTCATCGAAGACGGGCGTGTTGTTGGGTATGAGGAGAACACGCGCGAGAACCGCGAGAAGAGGAATTTAAGCGATCCAGAGCTTGAAGCCGAAAACACAAAATGGCTGACGGAAAGCTACTTGGAGCTCATCAAGGGCAAGCCTAAAAGCTGGATTGATACCTATGTGATGAACCGTGTCGGGATCTACCGTGTCGGGCGTCCGGTGTTCGAGAGTTTCCGGCCGGAGGTGCATGTCGCCAAACAGTCTTTGGAATACTTCCCCGAATGGCCTCTGATCCTCGGCATCGACTTTGCGCGAAATCCGGCTGCAATCATGGGGCAGTTGATCCGTGGCCAGTTGCGGGCGCTCGATGAGTTCGGGATGGAGAACGTATCCGCCGGCACGTTTGCACCACTTCTGAAACAGCGGATCATGCGCAAGTTCCCATCGGCATTTACATCAGGAATTCAGTTCTTTGGAGATCCCACTGGTGGCTCCAAAGGTCAGGCCACAGATCAAACGCCGTTCTCCATTTTCCAGTCCAACGGGATGAATGTGATCCCGGCGCCGGGAAACAACTCGCTCTCTATTCGCTTGGAGGCGGTACAGACCCAATTGGACAAGATGATCGATGGCGGACCCGCGCTGCTGATCGATCCAAACTGCCGGGTGCTGAAAACCGGCATGGGTGGCGGCTATCACTTCGCAAAACTGAAAGGGCAGTCCCGGTATCATGAAACCCCGCAGAAGGACCGATACGCCGATTACTGCGATGGTTTCCAATATCTCTGCCTTGGCGCTGGGCTTGGCTATGTGGCTCTCAATCCAAACGGTAAGAAACCTGAGCCACTGCGCGTTGAACGAAAAACCTACAGCATGAAGCGAGGTCGCCGTGGTTCCCGACGCTGATCCCTTCCGCTATCACTTCGACCAGTCTCTGATCTGGCATGTGGTTTTTCATCCTGGACGGCGCTGGTGGAGCCGACAGTTCTGCCACGTCTCCCTCGCCGGGTACTCCAATGATACATGGCTGCATCTGGACGTGCAGCGTGGCGGCGTAAATGTCGCCTCAATCTACCATCATGACGAAGTGAAGGACTATCTAACCTATCTGTTGGCGCACCACACAGTTGTCCGGTTTGGGCCAACTCAAGAGCGGGTTTCTCGCTGCTTTTTCAGCCCCTTGACCTGCGTTTCATTCGTCAAACATGTGCTGCGCTGCCGTTCCAGTGCATTGCGACCTGACAGCCTCTTTCGCGACCTTGTGCACATCCAAGGCGCAGAGGTGCTAAATGAAAACCCCGAAGGTTCAAGAGACACCGGAACAGCAACAGCAGCGGGTACGGGCTGAAAGTGAAAACCTGCGCGCCGTGCAAAGCGGCCTGCAGTCTCGCACCGCTATGTTTAGCCGCTTTGTGAACCCGCGTGTGTCGATCGCCACCGGGCGTCGGTGAGTTCATGAAGGACGAATTTGACAGGCGCTTTTCGGTCGCAAAATCGCATCGCAAACAGCACGTCGAAGAAGATGGCCGAGAGGTCTACAAGTTCTGTTTCAACGGGCGTGAACGCGAGTGGGATAACAATTCCAGCTACAAAGACGAGCCCGAGGAGATCTTTGTCGAGACCCCCGGCGAGGTAGCCGAGGAGTTTTCAGGTGATCTGTTCTCCACGATGACCCCGGAAAACTCGCCGTGGTCCGAGTTCGAAGCCGGAAATGCCGTTGATGAGGACGATGAGGCGGCGGCCAAGGAAGAGCTTGAAGAACTCGAAAAGGCGATATCCAAGTCGCTCAGATCATCCAACTATTATGATGAAGGCCCGACAGCTTTTCAGGACGCAGTTGTCGGCAACGTCGCTATGTGGGTGGACCGCCCAACGCTGAACGGTGCTATCAACTTTGAAGCCGTTCCTATTCCCCAACTGTATGTGACGCCAGGACCGCTTGGCATCGAGGATCGCTTTCGTCGGCAACGCTTCCACTATCGAAACCTCAAGGTTCTGTTTCCGGACGCAAAATTCCCGCGTGCGATCGAGGATAAAATCAAGAAATCGAGCAACGCACTTGCCGTAGTGGTGCATGGCTTCTGGCGTACTTTCGAGGATGTTGAAAATCCTGTCTGGCGGCATGAGATCCGCGTGGATGGCAAGCCTATAGGTTTGGACAAGGACGTAGGCTCCATTGGAGCGGTGAATTTGGTGGTCGGTCGCTTCAACCCCTATGCCGGTTCGGCTTGGGGCCGGGGGCCAGGGCGCAAGCTGCTGCCAGTGTTCCGCCAGTACGATGAGCTTGTGCGGATGAACATGGAGGGTCTGGACCGCACGTTAGATCCGCCGTTCACCTATCCGCATGACGGTATGCTTGATCTGTCTCAAGGGCTTGAGAACGGTGTGGGCTACCCAACCATGCCCGGTACCAAGGATGCGCTCCAGCCGGTGCTATTCGGCACGCTGGATTATGGGTTTTTCTCAGAGGAAAAGCTGGAACAAAAGATCCGAGACGGCTTCTACCGGGAAAAAGAGCAAGCCGGTAAGACACCGCCCTCCGCCAGCCAGTACATCGGGCAAGAGAACAAACAGGTTCGCCGCATGGCGCGACCAGCCACCAAGACATGGCGTGAGTTCGGTGTTGGCCTTCTGTCGCGGGTCGAGTGGCTGGAGCGCCAGCCCGGCGGATCTCTTGAAGGCGCAGAGCTACCCCTGATCGATAGCGGTGTAGTCAATGCACGCCCGATTTCGCCGCTTGAGCGCGCTCAGGCCATGCAGGATGTGACCACGGCGGACATGATCATTGGGATGATCAATGAGCGGCTTGGTCCAGAACAGGCGGCCATGCTCATCAAGGGCACGGATACCTACCGGAAAATCAAAGAAGTGTTGAAGGATCAGATCGTGGAGTTCCGATCTGAGGCCGAGATTGAAGCCCTTATCAAACGGATGCAGGAGCAGGCCAATGCCGCGCAAGCCCAACCCGAAGGCTAAGGCCCAATATCTCAAAGGCATGTCGCAAGAGCTGCCCGGGCATTCGTTTATCAGCAAATACCTGAACTGGATGCAGTCAGAGAACCCCGAAGGTGTCGAAGACCTGCGCGATGCCTTGCATGCGACCTTTGCCACCGACGAGGGGCTTAAAGCTCTGATGCTAATGGAGAAATCCGTCCTTTATATCGGCGTTCCAGACGGTTCGCCTGACGGTGCATTGCGGGAGTTGAACGCAGTGCGGAATTTTGTGTTGGAAATCCGGAGATACGTTTCAAATGGCAAACCTGCTGCAAAAACCGACTGATCCCTATGATCCCGCGTGGGTCGAATATGCGCGCCAAAACCCCGGCCTGCGCCGTTCTCTGTCTGCTGCTGCTGCAGGTGACGGTGGCGATGGCGGCGATGGGGGAGACGGAGGAGATGGAGGCGGTGCAATTGATCTTTCCACCTTCGTTCCTGAGCAATTCAAGGACAAAGACGGGTCGTTTAAAACCGCAGACTTTCGCGCCGACTATGACGCCCTGTTTTCGTTCAAGGCGCAGGCCGACGAGGCGGCGGCTGCCCTGCCGAAAGAGGCAAAGGATTACGCCTTCGCCATCCCGGAAGGGCACCAATTCCCCGAGGGCTTCGACGCCGAGTTGTTCAAAACCGTGGACGAGAACGGCAACGAAATCGCCTTTGATCCGAACACGATGATCCAAGCGGATGATCCTGACCTGCCGCTGCTGCAAGCCGCGATGCACGAACACAAGGCCGATCCCGCCCTGATGGGCAAAATCGCGTCTATCCTCGCCAACCGCGAGCTGCGCGGCGTCATGGATGGCATGGCGAAGGCCGAGGAAGAAAAGGGCAAACTTGGCACCCCTGCACAAGCCAAGGCCCGGTTTGACACCATTCAGCGTTCCCTATCCGCCAAACTCCCGGCCAATCAGGTCAAGGAGATCATGGACGGGGTTGTGAGCGCCGATGGACTGCGCGGTTTGGAGGCCCTGCTGAAGACCTCCACACCGCCGGTTTCCCAAGGGGATACCATGAAGGATTTCAGCGACATGAAGCCCATGGACCGGTTGATGGCCGGTCTGAGCGGGCGAAAGTAAAGGAGGGCCACCATGGCCGACGAGCTCATCAACCTGGTCGAGTTTGCCAAGGGTCATACCGATCCCGTCGCATCCGCGATGATCGAGACCTTCGCAACGTCTTCGGACGTTCTGCAGGCACTCAGTTTCAAAGCTGCCGAAAAAGGCCTGAACGTCTTTGACCGCGAGGCTTCCATTCCAACCGTGGATTTCCGCGCGCTCAATGCTGAGCCGGAAATCTCGCATGGCAGCGAAGAGCAATTCCAAGATTCCTGCTACCCGATTTCTGGTCTGATCGAGTTCGATCGGATCAAGCTCAAGCGGTACGGTGAACGCAAGCGCGCGCGCTACATGATGGGTCAGATGAAATCCGGCGGCCGGCGGTTCACGGATATTTTCATCAATGGCCACAACGCGACGATGCCGACGCAGTTCACGGGCTTGAAAGCGCGCCTTGTCGCCGATGGCGCCGGGAATGTTGACGGCTCCACCGACGATTCCCGTCTGCTGGTGAACAACACCGGCTCCGGTGGTGGCCCGCTGTCTCTGGCGAACCTGGACAAAGCACTTGATCTGGTGGCCGAGCCCACTCACATCATGATGTCTCGTCGCATGAAGGTTAAGTTTGAGGCCGCGGCTCGCGATCCAAACCTGACCAACAACCGTGTCACCAATGACTACGACAGCAACCTCGGTCGCCGGGTTCTGCGCTTCGGTGATGTTCCGTTCCTGACCGGGTATGAGGTCTCCCGAGAGAGCAACTTCCTGCCCTTCGATGAGGTCGCGCATGGTGGCGGTGCCGCCGCAACGACGTCGCTGTATATCGTTTCTCTTCGCGAGGACGGTATCTGTGGCATCCAGACCTCGGAGCCTGAGTTCGAATCTGTTGATACCGATCGTGGTGTCTTCAAGCGCGACCTCTTTGAATGGGACTGCGGGATTACCATGGAGGATGAATACTCCGGCCTGCGCCTGTCCTCCGTCTCTGACGCAGCCATCGTGGCATAAGGAGGACAGACCATGCCCAACAAGTTTTATCCCTTTGATAAGCGCCTCGAACACCGCGCGATCGGCTCGGCGGCACTGACCGCCACCACCGTTCTCGATACTATCGCTGAGCGTGCTGCCCAGCGCACCATGTACCTGACCAAGGTCATGTTGGAGGCCGTGAAAATCTCGGCCAACGATGAAAGCTATAAGGTCGTTGTCGAATGCTCGAATGACGACTTCAGCACGGTCGAGGTCGCTGCGGTTCTCTCGCTCGGTGCAACCGAGGAGCGCGAGTCGGGCGCACCCGATAGCGCCGCTGGCGATGAATACGACATTTACTGGTGCACTGAGATCAATCAGCGCAAATACCAGAAATCGCGCATCCGCCTCGTGGCCGCCGGCACATCGCCGTCGATCACCCTTTCCTCCCATTCCACAATCATGACGGGGTGATCTGATGAAGATGCTTACGATCAAGCCGTGCGAAAAACCGGCATCCTTCGCCGAAGTGAAATTTACCCAGGCCGACTGGCAGGCAGCTTCGAAGCTGGGCGCCAAGACGGTTCCCGCTGTCACCGCGATGGAGGCGGTGCGCAACTCCAAGGGCATGTATCAGATCCATGTGGAAGAGCAGGAGCCGATTAAGGTTGAGCTCCAAGGTCTCAAGGATCCTGAACAAATGTCCCCATCTGAGTTGTTCGCGGAAATGACCTCCCACGGTAAGCCTCCCCGCAAAAAGATGGAACGCAAGGCAGCTGTCGCTTTCGTCAAGGATCTTCGCGAGAAGGCCGAGGCCTTCATTGTCGATGATGAAGAGGGCGGTTCCGAGTAGGCGTTCTCCGGCGTCTTGGGCATGATCCTGCTGCCGGATCTGAAAGGCCCTTCGGGGCCTTTTCTCATGTGCATTGCGGGGTTTGGCACCTCCAAGCGACTGTTTGCGCATGGCAGTCAGATCAAAATCCACCATCTTCCAGTCCGTGTTGCTCCGTTGCGGGGAATCGGAGGCCAGCCAAGGCAGCGCCATTTGGCGGGCCATGGAGGTCAATTATGATGAAATTGTGCGCGTTGCCTTCGAAGAGGGCGACGGTGCTTTTCCGTTTGGGCGGAAATACTTGACCCTTACAAGCCGCGCGGACGGGGATTTTGGCTTCGCCGACAAATTCACGCTGCCCCATGGCGTGTTCCATATCGCTGAGGTCTATCTCGACGGTTGCTCCGCATCAGAACTGCAAGAGGCTTGGGAGATCGACGCCACTGAAAACGTGCTTCTGGTCAATGCCAACAAACGGGAGGTGAAAGTCCGGGCCGTTGTTGAGGGCCTTGAACACACATGGAGCGGATTGTTCACCCAAGTGATCCAGAAACGGCTGGAGGCTGTGGTGAAGGGTGTCCAGGAAGAAGAAGCCGAGGCGGCAGCCAAAGATCAGGACGCCGATTTCTTGCTAATGAAATCAGGTGTCAAAGCCAGCAAGAACAGATCCAACCGGCGGGTGATGCCTAAGGGCGGGCGTCTCGTTAATGCGCGGTTCTCTCGCTCAAGCCGTTCCACGCGGAGGCGCTGATGGCCCGCCGCAAGGAAACGATCTGGCAAAAAGACTTCTCGCTTGGGCAGGTTCGTCCCGAAGCGCAGGAGCGTGACGATATTGATCTTGTCGCACGCTCTGTGAAGGAAGGCCTTAATTGCGTGGTGCTTTCTACCGGACAGATGGAGGGACGCTCTGGAATGCGGTTCCTCAATGCAACTGCTTCCAGTCAAGGTCGTGAGGTGGATCTTGGTGAGGGTAGGGTGTTTGACCTGCATTTTGTGCCGTCAGGCTTGATCCTTTACGACAGCAACAACACCGTTGAATACACGGGTAATATCACTTGGACAGCGGCTCCCAAGAAATGGGGCATCTATACATTTGACGAGATCTCTTTCTGGGTCGTAGCCGATCCCGATTCCTCCTCTATTCTCATTGGTTCGCAGCACTTTCCAATTCAGGCGCTGATCCTGAATGAGGATGGTTCATGGTCTTTTGGCGAAATGGCTTTTGCTACTGGCCTTGCCGGCGCGATCCACCAGAGCTACTGGCGCTATAACGAAACGGTCTCCATTCAGCCCTCCGCGCGAACTGGCGCAATTACTGTCACAGCTTCCGAAGCGATATGGACGGCGGATCATGAAGGTATGGCGATCCGCTATCAGAACCGCGAGATCATCCTTGGTACGCTGGTGAGCTCGACGGTGATCAATGCGGCGGTCACTGAAGAGCTCCCCCCTACCTATGACATTACCGTTTCGTCGGTTAGCAACTATCAGGTTGGTGAAGCGGTCGAGCATTCCGTGTTGGGTGGTCAGGGGATCATCACTGGTATCGCGGGCAGCGTCATTACAGTTATGGCCACGTCCCGGTATGATGGTTTCGACACTGTGGCGTCTCCAAAACTTGTCGCTCCAAATGCTGCGCAACCAATCTCAGCAGTTGCAGCGGCCGCCACTCCCGCCGCTACCGTCATCTGGGAAATGCAAATGCAATCCCCGGTGCATGGCTATGCTGGATATGCTGTGCGGCACCTCTCCCGGGTGTTTTTGTGCGACTTTCCGGGAGCGCCGCAGGCGTTTGCAGCGTCCGTGGTTGGCGCAATCAACGATTTCAAAATGGGTTCTGAGGATGCGGATGGTTTCGTTGATACCGTAGGGGCAGATAGTGGCGGAACGCTGCGCTTCATGGCTTCGGTTGAGGATCTGCTTTTCCTGACCTCCAAGGGCATCTACTCGCACCAGACGCGCGACGGGTCTGCGATTACACCGGCCACTATTCGCCCGGTAAGGTTCTCTCGGGTGGGATGCGCCTCGGTGGAGCCTATAGCGGTGGATGACGGCTGTGTGTTTGTCGACGCTGTGGGGCAACGGATCTACGCAGCCACTCTGGCTGGCGATATCTACACCAAATGGCGTGCGGAGCCGATGACCTCGCTGCACCCTCAACTGATCAAAGATGCGGTTTATCTTGGTGCCACTTCCTCCGGGTCTGAGAACGCGGAAAGTTTCGTCTACGTTGTCAATTCTGACGGCTCAGTGGCTCTTGGTCAGTGGGATCGATCGAATGAGATCATTTCCTGGTTGCCGTGGGAAACTGACGGCAATTTCCTCTCCATCTATCAATGCTTTGGTGTGAGCCATGCGGTGGTTGACAGGACAGTGAACGAAACCTCAGTTCGCTATAGAGAGCGCTTTGACAAAACCCTTGTTCTCGATTGTGCAGGGCAGCAGGCACCACACCTTAATGGGCACATCGCGTCTGTATATCTTGATGGATGGGATCTTGGGGATAACGAAATCAACGGCGATGGTGATCCGATCGATGCCGATGGCAACGTCATTGCGTACCCAGATCATGATGAAACGCCACAGATCGGTTTGGTTTTCCGCAAATGCTTGACGCCTTGGCCGCGCAAATCGATGCGGACTGAACGCGGCACGCTTGAGGTGAAACGCCAAGTTTCACTCAAGATCACGGTTCAAGACAGCCATCAATTTGAAATCAATGGCGAATTGTTCGGTGCATACCGCATCGGTGAGGATCTTACGAAACCACCTCCACTGCGAAACGAAGAGTTTCGCACCACTCTGGTTGGTGTCTCCTCCAGCGATTCAATCCGGATCTGTCAAAATAGGCCGGGGCGACTTCGTGTTTCAAAGCTCGGTATAAAGGTGGTTGTCTGATGCAAGCATTTACCGCACTGCAGGTCGTATCGGCGGTTGCGGGTGGATTGTCCGGGCGGGCCGAAGCCATGTCCGAATCTGCCCGCGCCCAAAGTGAGGCGCGCATGGCCGAGACGCAGGCCCTTCAGCGAGACACGATCGCGCGCGAGGATCTGGACACGTATCTCTCCAGCCTGAGAGCATCACGAGCCGCGAATGGCCTGAGCCATCGTAGCCCGAACGCATTTATCCTTGAGCGAGACAGTCGGGAAGCCGCCACCCATAACAGACTGGTTCAACGTGCCGATGATCGGCAGAGGGCGCAGAACCTCCGCACAGCTGCCAAGTCCTATCGGAAACGTGGCACCATGTCCCTGATTACGGGTGTGGGCCGTGCAGCGGTGCCTCTGGCTGAATACGTCCAATACAAGAAAGGGGCGTGATATGGCGCGAGTTCCCGAAGTCATCCGCCGTCAGGCTGTTTCCCAAGTAGCTGCTCAACCTGTGCAAGCCGGGGCCGGATGGGCGGCTCTATCGGAGTTGGCAAAAGTCGGCGCCGACTTCGTAAAGCCTGCTGCCGAAAAGCAGGCGCGCGAGGAAGGGTTTGATGCAGTTTACCGCGATGAGAGTGGCAAGCTGCAGGTCGCGGAGCGTTCCGTCCTGGGCGGTGAGTTCTCCGATATTCACAATGCGGCCGCGTTCTCCAAGTACCTTGCTCAGCGCAATATCGACATGAGCGAAACATTCACCGAACTTGCGCGAAACAACGAGTTTAACCCCGGTGGTTTCAAAGCCGCGGCTGACGGCTATGTGAAGATGCTGGAGGAAGATGAGAACATCCCGCGCGCGCTGAAAGAGGATCTGCTGGCTTCTGCGAACCAAGAAGCTTCCCGCCGCTTCAACGGTCTGCAAAACAATGCCACGCAGCGCGAGTATCGTGAGAGCGACAGGAACACCGCCACATACCGGGACATGTTGGTGGATGACTATGTGAACCTAGCCGCTGCAGGGCAAGTAGAAGAGGCCGAGGCCAAGCTAGCCGAGATCGAGGGACTGTCCTCTTTTCGCGCGAATGCTCCTTACATCAGCGAGACACCAGCCGAAACAGAGGCATATCTTCGTGGAGCGCGTGGCGCTGCGCGCGCCGCGCGTCTAAGCCAGATCCTGACCGATACTGAGGGTGCCCTTGAGATATCGGACGAATTGCGCACCGAAATTGATACGGCGCTGAATGACCCAGACCTTTCACCGCAAGCACGCCAGAAGCTCTATGCCGCAGTGCAGGGGCGTCTCAAAGGGGTGGATGCTGCTGCTTTCGTCAATACCGCGACCAATGACAGCTATTCGGCAAAACTGCGCCGCGCTGAGAGCGGAGGGCAGCTTGATGCTGCGAACCCAAACTCTTCGGCGCTCGGGCCTCATCAGTTCCTCAAGGGCACTTGGACGAAGATCGTAAGCGATTTGCGCGAGAAAGGCGGCGCAGCTTGGGCTGAAGGTCTCAGCAAGGATGAAATCCTCGCCATGCGTACCAACGCTGATGCATCCGATGAGGTATTTGCTGAGTTCAGGGCCCAGAATGCGGGCGCGCTCCAAAACGCCGGCATCCCGATCAACGATGCGAATGAATACCTCGCCCATTTCCTCGGGGTTGGCGGTGCCATCGATGTACTGACGGCGGACGTGTCGACAAGTGTTGAGGATATCCTGTCGCCCAAGGTGATCGAGGCGAACCCGTTCCTCGCCAATATGACCGTTGCAGATATCCGGAACTGGTCGGCCCGTAAGATGACCATGAAGGCCAGCGATATCGCAATGCAGCAGAATGCGGTTGACCAAATCGGTGATACCGAGGTCAGGGCCATGGCCTCCAGTCTGCTCAATGATCGCTACGGCATCCGGAAGCGGTTGGAGGATGCGGCGGCGCTCGAATATGAGACCCGCCTGACCAGCAATGATGACACTCTGACGGAGCGTGAAATCCGAGAAGATCACAGCCTGTCAGACAAGAGCCAGAACGCGCTGATCAAAGAACTGCGCCGGAACCGCAAGGATCAGATTGAGGTTCAGCAGACGGTGGCAATGATAGCGAGCGGCACAGGTACTTGGGATCCCTATGACAGTGGCCAACGCAACCTTGGCAACAAGGCCTATTCCGCTGTGATAGGTGATGACAGCCCGTCCTCTCCCGCTGGCATGGCGGCATCCGCTGAGTTTACGATGGAGACCGGCTTTGTCCCAAAAGCCAGCTTCAACGCTATCCGTGGGGCGCTCTCCGGTGATGACCCAGAGGTGTTTGCGGCAAATGCTGAGTTCTTGGATCAGGTGCTGCAGCGCCAAGGCGGCGCGATCGATATGTATGGCGGCAATGCCGAGGTGAAGGCAGCATTGTCAGACTATGGCTTCTATTCCCGTTTCATGGGGCCGCAGGAAGCCGCTGCGCGTGTGATCGAGAATAACACCCCGGAGGCCAAGGCGCGGCGCAAGAACCTGAGCGCTGCCGCCAAGGAAGCGACTAAAGCCCTAAGTGCCGACGATCTCACCGAACATCTGAAGGATCGCGGTATCTCTGCCAGCCTTGGAAATGAGGTTCAACAGGCTGAAATCATGACGGAATATGAACGTCTGTTTGTTGATGCCTACCTAGACACAGGTGAGGCTACGCTTGCCAAAAACCGCGCGCTTGACGCCATGTCTCGAACCTATGGGCCAAACGCCGTGACCGGCACTGAAACGCTGATGAAGTACCCGCCACAGAACTTCTACCCGGCGTCGGAGACTTCGCCCAACTGGATGCAGACACAGTTGGTGGATCAGGTGTCAGAACTTGCCTTCTCTGATGGTGTTGAGAACCCCACTCGCCCCGGTGAAAGCGTGCGTCGCCGTAAGATCGATGCAGAGGATATCATCCTACTGCCTGATGAGGTCACGCGCCGGGAGGTGGCGGGCCGATCGTCTCCGTCATACTCGGTCCTTTACAAATTGGATGGTGAGATCGTCGCGGCTCCGGGCCGCTTCTATTTCGACCCCACAGCGATCAATTCGGAGGCCAAGGCTCTTAGCACCCAGCGCGCTGAAGAGTTTGAAACCCAGCGCAGTAGAGAGACGCAGGCCACAAACCTCCGTCTCTGGCGTGAGCATCTGCGCACTCAGGGTATGTCCGAAGGCCAAGCATTGCGCGAAGTCACCCAGAACAAAGAGAAATACGGCGCTGAGCCGCCGGAGGGGAACTGATGCCGTTCAAGGAAGAGGAAAAGTTCTACGGACCCTTGGCGCTGCCCGACTATGTGGATGTTTCACCAGAACCGGGCCAAGCTCCCGCGCTCGATCAGGTGCTTGGCGCGGCTTTCCGGCAGGAGAACCCGGTTGTTTCAGCGCTCAACGCCACCACGTATGACCCATTGAAACCGTTTGATCCCGATTTTCGACCATGGGAGGAAATCCAAGGGACCGAATACGAGGCCTATTCTGAGCGTTTCTCCGGTGCGCGCGACAAGGAAGATCTGGCCGCGATGAAAGAGGCCATTGATCAGGAACTGGCAGATCGTTCCGTTCTGGATTCTAGCGGTGCCGTTGGCTTCGCATCCCAGATGGGGGCGGCGCTTCTCTCTCCGACTTCCCTGATCCCCGGCGGCGCTATCGTAAAAGGGGGCAAAGGTGTCTCTATCGCCCGCACCACGTTGACAGTTGGCGGATCAGCCGCCTTTGCCGCTGGTATCGATGAGATGGCATTGCAGGCCAGTCAGCAGACGCGCACAGCAGCAGAGAGTGCCTTCGCCATTGGAGGTTCTTTCATTCTTGGTGGGGTTTTGGGCGCAGCGGCGGGTAAGCTGTCTGCGGCTCAATTTAAGGCCGCTTCGGTGAGAACTGAACAGGCCCTCCAATTGACTGCCGATTATGATGAAGCCTTGCGCTCTATTGGTGCTGCGGAGAACCGCGCAGATCTGACACTGCGCCGCGAACAGATCTTCCAAGCTGTAAACAAGATCCCGGCGCTACGGGCTATCGTTCGTAGTGATCCTGTGCTGCGCGCTCAGTTGTCGCCGCTGCAAGAGGTCCGTGGGGCACTGGTCGATCTGGTGGAAACGCCGCTGCAGTATTCGGTCAATGATGCAGGCCAGAGCGTGCGGCGTGGTGGAACCTCAGTTGAGGGCCGCATCCTCGCACGGGAGCGGAATGAACTGGCCAAGTCGATCTCATTTTTAAGCCGGTCGTTTGCCGAATATGCCAAAGACGGCCCTGTCGGTACGGTTGGGACGCTTACCGCGCCTGTCACCACCCGGTTCAACAATCTCATGGGTAAGGATCGCAAACTAAGCGCGCCAGAGTTCATGGAAGAGGTCGGCAAGGCTATGCGGCGGGGCGACAAGCATCCCATTCCGCAGGTGCAAAGCGCAGCTGATGCACTGCGCCGCGAGATCTTCGACAAGATCAAGGACGAGGCAATCGAGGTCGGTATCTTTGATGCGGATCTCGGGGTGAAGAACGCCGATAGCTATTTCAGCCGGGTCTACAACACTGAGCGCATCCGCCAGCACTTCGGGGATGGGTCTGAAAACGATATCGCAGAGGTACTGCGGGAGGAGTTCCGCAAGCGCCGTGCAGCTGCGCAAGAGAGCCTTGCCTTTGATCGTACCGTGGAGTTGCTGGAGGCTGATCGCTTCAAAGCGCGTGAGCGTGCCCGTACCGCACAGAGAGCGCTTGATAAGGCGGTGAAGAAGGCCAAGGACAAGCGCACCCGTGCCGAAGCCGCTGTGAAGCGTGAGCAGGCCGTGGGAAGGGTAAGCCGGAAACTACGGGACCAGTTTGAGCAGCGAGCCACCCGTCTGCGCGAAGGCTTGCTTGAGGGTGATGATCTCGAAGTCTTCAAAGAGACCCTGCACGAAGCCCGTGGCCGCGCGGGTTTGGAGCCCCCTGACATTCTTAAAACCGTGCGTGATCTCGGTGGTATTCGTGACGATGGTTCCGGGGAATTGGCCGCCGCACTCGATACCAAGAAGTTGTCTATCTCCCGGCGTGACGGGATGGAGGCAGACTACATGCGCGAGGCGCTGGAGGAGATGGGATATCTGCCAGAAGGCTCGACGGTCAATGATCTCTATGACGCCCTCAGAAGCGCAGCAGGCGGTGAGAAGATTTATTCCTCACGGGAGAACCCTTTCGAGCTTTCCCGCTTTCAGGCCGCGAATGAGTTCGCAGAGGCAATGGAGGAGATGGGTATCGATATCACTGAACCCATTGACCGCATCATTGCTCAACTGCCGGATAAAGCACGCAATCAGAAAACGCAGGGGGCCAAAGCCACAGAAGCGGAGCGCAGCGGGAAGAAGGCTGGTAAGGAAGATGTGAGCGCAGATGTTCGAGCACTCCGCGCGCTCGATCGGCTGGATGAAGCCAACGCACGCCTTGCAGAGCTCAAAAATGATATCGGCCCAAAGGTGCAGGAAGAGATCAAAGCCGCCCAGGCGGATCTGCGCTCCATTCTGCCCGAGTTGCGCAAAGCAAAAAAGGCCCAGAGCGCCGAAGAATTCTATGCCAATGCCGATGATCTACAGATCGAGGAGGCGGTTACAGATACTGTCCGCTCTCTGCTGAACCTCAAGCCGGGGCAACACAGCTACGAGGCGACACTATCCAGCCCGACACGCGCGCGAGTTCTTGATGTGGATGATCTGGTGCTGGAGCCATGGCTGGAATCAAATGCCGAGGCGATCATGTCTCAGTATTTCCGTCAGATGGTTCCCGACTTGGAATTGACGCGGCAGTTTGGTGATGCCGAAATGACCGTTGCACGTCAGCGGATCACTGAGGAAATCGCCCGCAACATGCAGGACGCAAAATCCGCCAAAGATCGGGTGCGTATCCAGGAGGAAGGGCAGGAACGTCTCAAGGATCTCGAAGGCATGCGTGACCGCCTCCGCAACCGCTATGGCGTCCCTGAGAACCCGCGCAACGGTTGGGTGCAAGGGGGGCGCGCGCTGCGTACCGTGTCCTATATGGGCTATCTCGGCGGCATGATGCTCTCGGCCATTCCAGATATCGCCGGCATCATTGGGCGCGGTGGTGTCGAGGGTGCGTTTGGGGCGGGTGTCACTGCCCTGACCAATCCTAAGCGGATGGCTTTGGCCTCTAGGGACATGGCGGAAATCGGTGCCGCGGCTGAATGGTGGCTGAATAGTCGAGCCCTAAGCCTTGCTGAAATGTTTGATCCTTATGGCGGCGGCACGAAAATGGAGCGGGTATTGGGGCAGGGTGCGCGCCAGTTCTCGATCGCAACTGGCATGATCCCGTGGAACATCGGCTGGAAATCAGTTGGCGGTGCTGCCGTAGCTTCCAAAATGTCAAAGGCGGCCGATGCAGTGCGCGGGGGAAAGGCGACCAAGAAGCAACTGCGGACCCTAGCAGAAAACGGCATTGAGCCGTGGATGGCAGAACGTATCGCGGCGCAGCTTGATGAGTTCGCAGATAAGGGCGGCACGCTCTGGCTCCCCCGTGGCCAAGAGTGGACGGACCCAGAGGCGTTCAAGGCCTTTGAAACCGCGATGAACCGTGAGTTCGATCTGATGGTGATCACTCCGGGGCAGGACAAGCCTCTGAGCTTCAGCACCGAAATGGGCAAATTCTTTGGTCAATTCAAATCCTTCGCGCTCTCAGCACATCACCGAATTTTGCTGTCGGGCATCCAGCGGGCCGACGCTGATGTGTTGGCGCAGGCGACAACAGCACTCGTATTTGGCGCACTAACTGCAAACGTGAAAGCCTACCTCGGTGGGTATGAGCCAAAAGAAGGTGCGGCCATGTGGGAGGATGCTTTGGATCGCTCCGGTCTCGCCGGTTGGCTGATGGAGCCCTACAATCTTGCGGCGGCTCTTTCAGGTGGCAAGACCTCGATCACGGGTGAGCCCGTGTCCCGATATCAGGCAAGGTCCGCACTGGAGGGCGCGCTTGGACCTAGCGTCGACATGATGAAAGGCGGGGTTGAGGCGATCAACGCATTCTCCAATGGCAAGGCCAATTATCGGGATGTGCGCAAACTGATGCGCCCGATACCGGGAAACAATCTCTGGTATCTCCTGCCACTCTTCCAAAAGGTCGAGGACGCTGTGGTGAACGCTACAGGAGCTAAACCGCGAGGGGGCTAAACTTCGGTGCATTGCGGGAAAATTGGCATCTTCCGAGAGTTCAGGGGAGCAACCGGAAGAGCCATATGCCCCTTGAACAGTCCAATCGCTACAAACTCCACCAGCCAGTGGTTGAAACAGATGAGTTCATCGTTGGATTTCCTGTGTTCGGTGTCGATGATCTGACCGTCTACGTCGATGGTGTTCTGAACGGACAATATTCAGTCGTCGCTACCTTCACCAATGGTCGATCAGACGACGCTGTGATCCAGCTCGTGACGGCAGTTTCTGGCGTTGATGTTGAGATATACGGAACGCGCATCCCAAGGCGCGATGACGATTACATAGACAATTCACCAGCATTAGCGCAGCGTTTGCAGGAAGATGCTGATCGGCTTACTGCTGTTCAGCAGGAACAGGCTCGGGACTATCAAAGCGCAATTCGTGTTGCCCCCAATGCACCCGTTGTCGCACCGTTGAGTGGCAGTAATGATGATCGAGCCGACAGGGTTATCGCGTTTAATGAAACAGGCTTTGGCTTAACACTTGGTCCGAAGATCGATGAGATCGCAGCGGCTCAGGGATATGCCGAAGATGCTGGCACTAGCGCAGCGGCGTCCGAGGCAAGCGCCACCGCATCTGCGGCATCAGCTAGCGCAGCAGCTTCCTCCGCAATTGACGCGAGCAATTCCGCAGGTTCCGCCAGTTCTTCCGCAACCTCGGCTGCGGGTTCTGCTACAGCCGCGTCAAATTCTGCAACTGCGGCCGGGAACTCCGCAACAGCTGCGGAGACAGCAGAAAGTGGGGCGGCAACGTCGGCATCGAATGCGGCAGCCTCAGCAAGCGAGGCGTCAACCTCGGCAACTCAAGCTGCGGCATCCGCGTCCAATGCTTCAACCTCAGAAGGAAATGCGGCGTCTTCTGCGTCCGCCGCATCAACATCGGCAAACAACGCCGCCAACAGTGCTACCGCTGCTGCGGGTTCCGCGACAGCTGCGGCTGCGAGCGCGACGGAGGCTCAAGGTTATGCCGACACTTGGGCGGGTGCAGGGACCATCGCCACACAGGACGCTGATGCTGTTGATATTGATGGCGGCTCAGTAGACGGTGTGACTATCGGCGCGAACGCACCTGCAACGGCCAGTTTTTTAAATGCCGGTGCTGTGTCGAATTTTCCATTCTTTGGTTTTACGGAGGTGGATACAACAACCTTCGCCCGCGCTGTGCTAGAGGGCGGCATCTTTCAGCTACAGGCTGGTGAAGCCGGGGAGGGAAACAGCGGGTCAGGTGATATTCGGTTTGCCGGTATCGGCAGTGTAGATGTTGCGAACTTCCAAGTGAGGACTAATGGTTCGTGGCGAAACATCGTCCATGATAACTATCCCGTTGGCTTGACCTTTCTCAGCAATCTTTTTGTCAATGGCGCGATTGATGCCGGGCTTGGCGCGGGCGCTGAGACTGCCCGTATCGACATCGGACGTAACCGAACTGATGACGGTTATGCGATCTGGACCTGATCGGTGACACAACATACACGGATTACGGGGTGCGCTTGCGGCGCAATCCCGGTGATAGTGGTAAATCACAGTTGATGCACCGGGGCGTGGGGCGATTTGAGCTGTGGTCTGTTGATGGTGCTGACATTGCCCTCGTTTTCACGGATGCTTCCGGCACGGAATACACTTTCAAACTAGACAGTATGCAGATCAACCGGGATCTAATCGCTCTTGAACCCGGCGGTGCCTTCTTCTCCAACGATCCGGGCGGTGTGATCCAGCCTGTATTGCGTCAAGCTGGCCGCGCCTTCTTCGGACCGGACGCCTACGATTTCACGGGCGCAACTCGCAACAACAACCCAACCGCGAACTCTTGGGTCCATTCAGGGGACGAGGGTAACAACTTCTTTGACCCATCGGCGACGACGACACTGAACGGTGCGGTTAGCAGTGGGGAGTCCTCTGTCACCCTCAATGACGCATCGGACTTCCCAACGTCTGGCCACGCCAAGATTGGAGATGAGATTGTCGCCTACACCGGGAAAAGCACCAATACTTTGACTGGTGTTACCCGCAGCCAGTTGGGAACGACCGCGCCGGGAACTCACCCAAACGGGACCGATGTTCACGTCGAGCTTTCCCCGTACGGCTCCCGCATTCAGTACGCGCAGACCAATGCGCGGGTTTATTCGGAGGCCAATGGCGGGATCGCACTTACCGGCGCTGCGACGAATGAAGTCCGTGACGCCATCGGCGTATTCCCCGTTGCGCGTCTAGATAGCGGCGGCGCAGGGACTAAAGTTTGGGCCGGATACCCAGAGGCCATCCGGGGCGAAGGCACCACGGGTGTGGGTTCCGTCTGGGCCACTGAAATAGCGGTGATGAATTTCGCCACGCCGCACTCTGTCAAAGGGGCCAAGCCAAGCGGTGGTTTCTTGGGGCAGACCCATGGCCTTCTCATCCAGACCGGAGGCGGAAACACCAACGCCAACAATTCGGACAACCCGATGATTGTCGGCAAAGGCGGTGCCTCGTTCTATCGCGGGATAGTCTTTTACGAGGGTTCGATTGACAACCCAGACGGGGAACAGGCCGAAGCGGTTCTTCTGCCGCAGGGCTACTGTATGACATGGTATGCCTCCGGCGGATCGGATCGGGTGTTCGATATTCGCTCTGACATTTCCTCCGCAGCCAACGCGCAAGACCTCATATTCGGCAACGGCGGAATGGTTCACCGCGATGGCTCAGGGAACATTCTGCTTTCGTCTACCTTAGTGGCGAGCAGTGCAAACTTTCCGCAGTTCCGCCCTTCTGTTACTGGGCAGCCGATACAGATTCGTGCCGAAGGTACGGACACCAACATTGACATGCTCTTGAAGCCGAAGGGCAATGGCAATGTCATCAACGAAAACAACGGAACAGGGTCCACGCTCCACACATGGCGGGTGGACTTGGGTGCGAATACCCGGTCGTGCTCGCTGTTTGGCCCAGAGGCTGATAACGCAGTCGACCCGTTTATCTTGGCTACCGGTAACTCGTGGCTGTTCCGTGTCGACACAATCGACGCCCTGAGCATCGACGGAAACGGTGATGTAGTAGTGCCGACTTCCGATTTCATGGTTGGCAAGACCTCCCTCGGCGGATCGACAGCGGGTGTGGAGTTGCATCCAGCCGGGCTGATCAACGCAACAGTTTCCGAGAATGTCGTTGCCCGCTTCAACCGACTTTCGACTGACGGGCAGATTGTTGTGTTCCAGCAAGACAGCGTGCCAGAGGGTGACATCACCGTCAGCGGAACGACAGTCAGCTACAACAACTTCATGGGCGCGCACTACTCGGAGTTGGACGCCGCGAAGGGCAAGAAGATCCTGCGAGGCACCATTGTGGAGGCCACAGGCAACCTGGTGGATCAGCGCCATACGCGGCAAGAGCGTCTTTCTAAATTCCGCGTATGCGATACGCCCGGCAGCAAGGCCGTATATGGGGTGATCGACGGGCCCGCGATCCAAGACAAGGATGAGCTCTACCCGGATCAAACCGAGTGGGAGGGTAAGAGGGTCCGCCGCCGACAATACATGATCGCTGCGGTTGGGGCGGGCTTTATCCGCATCAAAAAGGGCGAGACCGTCAAAGTCGGAGACCTGATCGAGAATGCGGGTGGCGGTGTTGGGCGCGCTCAAGAAGACGACACGATCCGGTCTAGCACCGTCGCGAAAATCACATCAACGCATGTCGTGACCGAATACCGAGATGGTTCCACGCTCGTGCCTTGCGTTCTCTACTGCGGGTGAAGGCATGAAACAGCAAGCAGCAGAACTGTCCCGCGATTTCCTGACCCTAGCGCTTGCAGGGTTTGGTATATCATTGGCCCCGCATGAGTTCTTTGGCGGTCTGTTTTTGGCCCTTGCGGCTGGGAGCATGGTGGCCCGTCACCGCAAGAGCAATCGCAAGCTCCTCGGCATCATGGGCACCGCAGCTTTGGCCGCGGTGATCTCGGTAATTGCGACGGAGCAATTCGATCATTGGGGGTGGCCCCCGCAACTGATCATGGCTGGAGCCGGGGCTGCCTCCTCTTATGCAGTCAATATCTTCGTCAAAGTGATGGATGGCGTCCAGGAGCGCAGCACTACGATCAGCGGCAGGATCGTGGACAGGATCTTTCCTCCAACAAAAGGCGGTGACCAATGAAACTGGCAATCGTTGTCGGCCATAACCATGTGGCCCAAGGCGCGGTACGTCCCGATACGGGAGAAACCGAATATGCATGGAACTCTGACCTTGCACGCATGATCGGAGAGGAGGCGCAGGCCTTTCGCGAGATACAGGTGAAGGTGTTCAAGCGTCAGCCCGCACGCTCCTACACAGAGGAGATCGGCCGCGTCTATGATCAGGTTGATTTCTGGGATGCGGATGCCTCCTGTGAGCTCCACTTCAACAGCCACACCAGCCGAACCGCCACTGGCACCGAGGTTCTGTCCTCTGGCTCTCGCAAGTCTCTGGCCTTTGCTGAAGCGATGCAGGAGCGGCTGATTGAAGCTCTGGACCTGCGGGACCGCGGCGTAAAGATCCGGCGTAACGGGCGAGGGTCTGAAAGTCTCATGAGCGGGCAGGCGCCGGCCATCTTGATCGAGCCGTTCTTTGGGTCTTCTCCACATGGACAGCAGGCCACGGATGAGCCGCATGAAAAGCGCGCTCTGGCCCGTGCGATCCTCCTGGCCGCCAAGGATGCATTCCCGTGAGCCGATACCTCACAATCGGCGCTCTGTGCCTCGTCATCCTCTGTATGGGGGTGGCGGGCTTTCTGCTTTGGCGAAACGGGAAGCTGCGCGAGGATCTGGGGGCCGCTGAACGCGCACTGGCTGTGACAAAGCGCCAGCTTGAGGATGCAACTGATGCTGCCCGTGTCCTCGACGCCCACTTGAACCGTATGGAGGATGAACGCCGGGATCTCAATGCGACCCTGCGCGACCTTCGCAGTAAGGAGGGGTACGATGCACCGCTATCTGATTTTCTGCGCGATGCTTATGACCGCATGTGAACCGCGTGAGCCTGTCTATGTCGAGCGCGATATCCCTAAGCCTCTGACCACCCCCTGCGCTGAGCCGGTGAAGGGGCCAGCCACTGAGGGTGGCTTTGCAGAACTGGCTCTTGGCTGGAAGCACACCTCCCGATGCAACGCCGACAAGTTGAACAGCATTGCTGATCTTGTTGGGCCTCGCTGA